TCACTCAGGCTTTCGATATTTTTTAGGCGTGAATTTTTGTTTGGCTATTCTTTTTCCCATTTCAAGGTCTTTACGCAAACTCGCAATCAGCAATTCCTTTGTAACATCATCAAGCGGTTCACCGTCAAACATTAAAGCACCTTGCGAATTTTCAAGGTCACTAAGTGTTTGATCTAATCGTTTGGATATATCGCGCTCGTCCTTTTCTGTAAGGGCGAGCGTTTCTTTTTGCTCATTTCCAAGAAGATAATCGACCGACACATGAAAATAATCGGCGATTGCTTTTAATTTATCAACTTTAGGAACACCCTTTCCGTTTTTCCAATCACTCAATGTACTTTGAGGAACACCTGTTTCCTTATGGACACGGTAGGGAGTAACATTGTATTTCTTTAAAAGTTGTTCAAAAATTTCATACATTTTTGTCAATCCCTCACAAACCTAAAATAATATAACGAATTGCGTAGCAAACCTATTGACATAAAACGAAACTCGTTGTATATTATAGGCATACCACGAATACCGAAGCAATACAAAACGAGAAACGTACTACTTCGAATAATGATCTACTTTTACCGACAATCGAAGTATATCACTAAGCCGAAGTAAACGCAAGTATTTTTTAATGAAAGGGGGAATTTTTATGCCCAAATATTTTACCTGTGAAGAAATTGCTTCAATGTACAAAGTAAAAACTCTTACTGTTTGGGATTGGATCCGCAAGAAAAAACTTTCTGCAATCAAAATCGGGCGTGATTATCGAATTCGTCAAGATGATATCGACGCATTCGAGAAAACACGGAAAACGGCCTGAGTTCTTACATACGGAAAGGCAGGTGAAAAAATGGATGCATTCAACTAAGGCAAAAGTTATTGACCCTGTACTGAGAATCATTGAATCCGCCGTTGTTTCCTACTTTATTTGCCGCTTAGTTTTAAGGTTATCAGGGATGTGATAAAAGCAACGATAGCGGATTCAATGATGTTCCAAATGTGCGAAACAGCAAACTTTTTCCAATATTCCAGTTTTGTTTGCCGCTTTATATCAAAATATTTTTGCCCACCCGGAGTTATTCGAAAACAATGCAATTCATTTCCCATTCGGCGGAAATCTATGAGGCCATCATCTTTGAGGATGTCCAGTACATCAATTGTGTCAGCCCCAAAATGGTCAAAAACCGTTTTCGAAAAACTGCTACTATCACAGCCTTCAGCTGTTTCAATTAAAAATTTTAGTGCCTGCTGTTCTTCTTTAATTTTCATATTGCGCATCTCCCTCCCGCCCCGATTCTACACCAGTGGGAGGGGAATTTCAAGAAAGGAAGTTTTTCATGGAAAACCAATTATCAGTCAAAACAGTTCCATTCATGGGCGACGAACTCATGGCGGCGAAAGACGAAAAATCCGGGAAAATCTATGCGGGTGTGTCCTACATATGTAAAGGGATTGGCCTAACTGAAAGCCAAAAGGACACGCAAGTTCAGAAAATCCAAAAAGATGTTGTTTTGTGTAAGGGCGCGAAAAACCTGCCCTTGAAATTTCAAGGGCAGGTCAGAAGCGTCCAGTGCATTGACAACGAATTTGTTCCACTCTGGCTCGCAAAAATTACGATTACCCCGACCATGAAAAAAGAACATCCCGAAGTAGTGGACAAGCTCGTCCAGTATCAGCTTAAGGCACAAAAGGTACTTGCAAATGCATTTTTACGCCATGGAGCAACGCCATCGAAATCAAAATACCGAGCTTTACCTCCGGTTAACCACTCTGTGGAAATTCTGAAAAAGGCGTGGCTTGCTGCCGGTGTCGATGAAAAGCGTTCCGCTGCCGCCGTGTCCGGAATCTATAAGCAGGTCTATGGCGAACTCGGAATCGACATTCCCGGTGCCCCGGTTGAATGCGAAAAGACATACGACAAAGAACAGATCGCAAAAGCCCTTGGCGTGTACTCCAAATCAGGCAAGCCACATTCGCAGGCCATAGCAGCAATTATCCGCACGCTGAACGTCCCGGCGAGTCTGATTGAGCATTCTCCGTTTGCAGCGAACGGCCACTCCGACGACTACGACCGTTATAAAGCGCCGGTGCTTGACATGGTGCGCAACTGGATTACAACTCAAGGCAGGAAGAGCCCGATTGTGTTGGACAAGTCCTATAACGTCGTTTTTCAGTGAGGTGATTTTTATGCCCTGTGAAAAAGAACTCTATGTACCTACCCTTGAAGCAATACGGACGCGTGCCGAGAAATTATATCCGGACAAGCTGTTACTTACACGTCCTGAGGCCGCGAAAGTCATGGGAGTATCAGTTAGCACGCTGTATCGCCGCGGGCTGAGCGGACTTATCACAGCTGAACAGTTGGCAAGGGCATTCGCCTAAGAAAGGAAAATTTACAAGGCAGGAGGTAACAAGCAATGAAATTGGTGCTTAGTACGGAAAACAAAAGGCTGTCGGTAAAACTGCCAAGTGACAAGTGCGACAGAATTTTTAACACACTGGCGGCAAGCATTTTAAATACTGAACCGGCACCGCAAATAATACGGCAAACATGTGTACCGCACAAACCGTTATTACCAACTGCAGAACAAACCGCTGAACCACCACACGGTGGCATAACATGGGAACAGGTGCACCCGACGCTGGAAGGAGACAAGCCATGACTGCCCTACTTGATACGCTTATTTATCTCGTTATCATTGGCACGGCCGTAATCGTTGTTAGCGCCCTGCTCTGCGGCATACATACCATGCGCGCCAAAATACGCTGCGCAAACATAAAACTGCTTTGGCAGGTGCATAGGAGGCATAGACGTGTATAACGTATGCTACAACTGTCCGTGTGAGCCGCATAAAAATACCTGCCGGCACAGCTGCAAAAAGTATAAAAAGGCCGTAGAGCATGACACACACATCGGCATAGTCAGTATGGGACAAGCACGGCACTACCGATTACAGAGATTATGCAGGAGGTGATTAAAATTTTACCGATAGTTAACCCGTATGCCGCATGGCGCAAAAAGCCGCTCTCCGACTGCAATCGGAAAAGCGGCAGTAAACAATAATACACTAACTGCATTATAGCAGATTGGAGATTAAAATGCAACTTAATAAAGAGCAGGAGATAGCGGTATCCGTTTATGACAACATGGCACGTGTCTTGGTTGACCCGAAGGACCGCCGCCCCGAGATTGCTAAAATCGACCTCGGCAAAGACGGCAGTAACATAACAGCATTTTTTACAGCAGAGCTATTGGCCTTAGAACTGCAGTTTAAAGACCTAACGGGCAATGACACCGACCTGCCGGATTTTATATCCGTTTTAAATAGATTGGCGATACAGTATCTGTTAAAAACTAATAAGGAGGACAAATAATTATGCAGACAGATTTTAATCTAACAGTTACCGTTACCCTTACGGCAGCGCCTGAACTTTTAACGGTACTGCAAAAAATAGCAAGGGTTACCCCGGTTACAGTAAACCGGCAGACTCCGCCACAGTCACCGACGGAGATGGCGGCAAGGCAGCGCGTAATACCGGTAAACACTATGCAAGCACCCGCGCCTATGCCTAAACAGCAGCCTACATATACACAGGCACCGGCAACACAGCAGCAGGCACCGGTAAATAATAACCCGCCTGTTACACAGCCTACACCACAGCAAGCACCTACATATACGCCACGGCAGTACACGCCCGCGCCAGCAAACATCCATCCTATGCCGCAACAAGCGCCCGTAGCCGCTGCTCCACAATACACACGGGAACAGCTTGCAAGGGCGACAGCAGTTTTAGCCGACATGGGCAAAATACAGCAGATTCAGCAGCTTTTCCAGCAATTCGGCATTCAGCAGTTAACGGCGTTGCCCAAAGAGCGGTACGGGGAATACGCTACAGCTTTACGCGGGTTGGGGGTGAAAATATGAATGCTGCGGATGATATTGTCGATGGAATGTGTGAGGGGCGTATCCCATGCGAAAGTGTAGGACCTAAGAAAACAAAAGCGCGTAAACATGCAATCTTATCCGCGTCCGGCGCGGCGCGCTGGCTGCACTGCACACCGTCGGCGCGGCTTGAAGAACAGTTTCCCGACACCGGCAGCGAATATGCCGCCGAAGGGACGCTCGCGCATAGTATTGCGGAACTTAAAGTACGCAAGAAATTTGTAGAGCCGATGGGGCCGCGTACATTCAACACCCGTATGAATAAGCTGAAAAAGGACGGGCACTACAGTGAAGAAATGCAGCGCTGTACGGACGATTACCTTGACTACATATCCAAAGTATATATGTCATATAAGGAAAAACCTACAATCGCAGTGGAGCGCAAACTTGATTATTCACGCTATGCGCCCGAGGGCTTCGGCACAGGCGACTGTATCATAATCGGCAGTGATACGCTGCATGTCATTGATTTCAAATACGGCAAAGGCGTGATAGTCGAAGTAGAAAATAATCCACAGCTTATGCTTTACGGTCTTGGGGCTATTGAGATTTACGGCAAATTCTATAATACACCGAATATCATTTTAACTGTATTCCAGCCGCGCGCTGAGGGTGATACGGTAAAAGAGTGGAAAATATCACGCGACAGCCTTGTAAACTGGGGTGTATTTACCGTAAAGCCTTTAGCAGATCAAGCTTTCAAAGGTGAGGGCGAGTTTAAACCTTCACCGGATACCTGACGGTTTTGCCGGGCACGGTATACATGCAGGGCGAGGGCAAAGGAAAATACCGCCCTTGAAGATTTTAAGGGCATTGCGGCGCCGAGTAAGGCAGAAAGCGGAGAATTCCCGAAACCGACGCTTTTAACAGACAGTGAAGTCGGCGAAGTGCTGAAAAAAGCCGTCGACCTTGAAAAATGGGCGGCAGACCTTAAAGAGTATGCTTTGACTGCGACGCTTGCTGGCAAGGTAATACCCGGCTGGAAAGCAGTCGAGGGGCGCAGCAAGCGGGTATTTGACAATATGGATACGGCGTTTAAGGATATCGAGGCCGCCGGGTATGACGAAGCAATGCTCTATGAACGCAAGCCGCTGACGCTTGCGGCCGTTGAAAAGACGCTTGGCAAAAGCAAATTTGCGGAGGTCGCCGGTAAACATGTTGTTGTATCGGCCGGAAAGCCGGCGCTTGTACAGGAGTCGGACAAGCGGCCACCGTACCACCCGCACGACGCGGCAAGTGATTTTAAGGATGTGGCGGTAAAATGACTGATAGCATAACTGTTTCAACAGGCAATTTTACCGCCGAAATATATCCAGGAAACCTCATAATATACCAAACGCTTACCAAAATTAGAAAGCTCTTTAAACTCATGTTTTTATATTCATACGAGAACGCGGAAGCTATTCGGAAAACAGAGGAATGGATAACATTTGCGGTAAAAAAAGCAAAGGGAAAATGGCAGGAAGCAAGTGTTGATTATCAAAACAAGTGGATTTTCATAGACGATAAAGGTTATACAATCCCCGAAGTAAAAGCAAATTATGAACGTATGCTTAAAATACAAACCTCATTTTTAAAATATAAAGGAGAAAATTAATTATGTACCAAAACGACGCACAGAAAGTACTTACCGGCGAAGTCCGTTTATCCTATGCAAACCTTTTACAGCCGCGCACACCACAGAACGGCGGTGACCCGAAATACAGTGTTACATTGCTTATACTGAAAACCGATACAGCAACGAAAGCCGATATGGACAGGTCTATCCAAGCGGCAATACAGGACGGCGTTGGGACTAAATGGCACGGCCACCAGCCACCGCAGATACATATGCCTATACATGACGGCGACGGCGCTAAAGAAAACGGCGAACCGTTCGGTGACGAGTGCAAAGGCTGCTGGGTTATATCCGCGTCGAGCAAGCAAAAACCCGAAGTCGTAGAGCCAACCTTGCAGCCGATTACAAGCGCGTCTGATATTTATTCCGGTATGTACGCACGTGTAACGGTAAAGTTTTTTGCCTATGATAGTAACGGCAAGCGCGGCATAGGCTGCGGCCTCGGCAATGTTATGAAAACCCGTGACGGCGACGCACTCGGCGGGCACGCAAGCGCTAAAAGCGATTTTGAAGGTATAGCCCAACCTGTACAAACAGCCGCCGGCGCATACCCACAGGCAAACGCTGATATCCCCGGCCACACACAGCAGTACCCGCAGTATGCACCGCAGGCCCCCGCGGCCCCACAGTATGCCGCGCAGCCGAATGAAATGCCGCAGGGCTATCCACAGGCCCCGGCACAGGGATATCAGGCATATGCCCCGCAGCAGGGCGCAGCTCCGCAGTATCCCGGATACCCGCAGCAGTATTAACCGTTCCCCGCGGGGCCATCGTACAAGGCCCCGCCCCGAAAATCCAAAATAAAGAGGAGAGGAACAAAATGCGCATAATTTATCAATCACCGAATTACCATCCGAGGATCATCACGAATCGGTATTTACATATCGACCTCAATACGGATATTCCGGTTGTCACCGAAACCGTAAAGACCCCGAAAACGAATTACACTTATCGTCAATATGAACTTCCGGAAAAAGATTACCCGCGCTTTTCACAAGCCATAGCGGAAGCTCAGCGCCGAAAAATGCGGTTTCCATTCGAGGTAGAGCTAAAGGAGAATCCGCAATGACATATCACCTGAACGTTGACTTGGAAACCTATTCTTCCGTTCCCATTAATAAGGCCGGCCTTTACAAATACGTGCAGTCACCGGATTTTGAAATCCTGCTTTTCGGGTATTCTCTCGATGGAGCACCGCCGGTTGTGCTGGACCTTGCTTCCGGGGATAAGATTCCCGGCGACTTGCTCCGTGCTCTCAATGATCCGAATGTCATCAAACACGCCTACAACGCGGCCTTTGAATGGTATTGCCTTTCCTACCATACAAAACAATATCTGATCACCGGCGACCCATTTACCACCCTACACCAATGGCATGATACGATGCTCCACGCGCTGTACTGCGGATATCCTGCAAGCCTGGACGCGGCAGGCAAAGCGCTCGGCTTGCCGGAGGATAAGCGCAAACTGACGACCGGCAAAGCACTGATCAAGCTATTCTGTACGCCGCATACTCCGACGGATCGCGACCCTCGAACACGCATCCGTCCGCAGGACGAACCGGAGAAATGGGAGCTTTTCAAAACCTACAACACGGGCGACGTCACGGCGGAACAGGAGATCGAGCGGCGGCTTTCGCCATTCCCCGTCCCGGACGACGTGCAGCGCCAATGGGAAACCGACCTGCGTATCAATTCCCGCGGTGTTGGACTGGACCTCGACCTGATCCACGGTGCGCTGGACTGTGACGATACCGTTTCCCGTCCGTTGATCGACGAAGCGCAGAAGCTGACCGGCCTGCAAAACCCGAACAGCATGGCGCAGGTCAAGGGCTGGCTGCAGGAGCACGGATATGATGTATCGACGCTCCGCAAGGACGATGTAACGACACTACTGGAGGGCACAACATTAGACCCTTCGGCCCGCCGGGTACTGGAAATCCGGCAGCTTCTCGGAAAGACCAGCACCAAAAAGTATGTTGCCATGCAAGGTACTGCCTGCAATGACGGTCGGGTCCGCGGGACGCTTATGTTCTACGGTGCCAACCGAACCGGGCGATGGAGTGGCCGAATAATTCAGCCGCAAAACCTCCCGCGAACGTACATCCATGGCGGGATGCTCGACTTTGCCCGAGAACTCGTGAAAGGCCGCAAGGTGGAAAACCTGAAGCTGATTTACGGCAGCGTTCCCGATACGCTCTCCCAGCTTATCCGCACAGCGCTCGTCCCATCACCCGGCAACCTGTTTGTTGACGCGGATTTCAGCGCCATTGAAGCGCGTGCCGTTGCATGGCTGGCCGGGCAGACCGACACGCTGGACGTCTTCCAAAGCGGCAAAGATATCTACTGCGCGACGGCTTCCCGCATGTTCGGCGTGCCGGTCGAAAAGAACGGCGTCAACAAGGAACTGCGGCAAAAAGGAAAGATTGCAACCCTTGCGCTTGGCTACGGCGGCGGGGCCGGCGCCCTGATTGCCATGGGAGCCCTCAAACAGGGACTGACGGAAGAAGAACTCCCGGATATCATCCGCCGCTGGCGGGAAAGTAATCCACGGATCCGCGACCTGTGGTACAAAGTGGAGAACGCCTCGCTTGAATGCGTCAAAACCGGCAGGCCGCAGGGTGTCCAGGGTCTGCTGTTCGCCATGGATGGCGACCAAAGCACGGATCAGTGGTTTATGACCGTCACCCTGCCGTCGGGCCGGAAGCTCTATTACGCGAAGCCATACATTACACCAGGGCAGTACGGCGACGCGCTGCACTACTGGGGTATGAACCAGGCGTCACACAAATGGCAGACGGTCGACACATGGGGCGGGAAGCTCGTTGAGAACATCACCCAGGCAGTCGCCCGCGACTGCCTGGCCGAAAATATAGAACGCCTTGAGGCCGCAGGGTACCCGATTGTGTTCCATGTGCATGACGAAATAGTGATCGACTGTTGTCCTGAAAAAGCAGACCTTGACGCGGTAATCAAAATTATGTCCCGGCCTATCCCCTGGGCACCGGGTTTACCTTTAAGCGCGGATGGGTGGGTTGGAAATTATTTTACAAAGGAGTGATTTACCAAAATGCTTCAAAATGACCGACAAATAACCATCAGCGCCGGGAGCAGCCGGAACGCGAAGCGCTGGCCGCTGCAAACCCTGTTTTGGACGGAGCTTGTCGAACGGTTACGCGTTCCCACACGTAGCACGGAAACCCTCGAAGCTTATCTCAAGCTGACAAAGGCCCAGCAGGACAACCTGAAGGACGTCGGCGGGTTCGTGGGCGGCGTCGTACATAACGGCGGCCGGCGGAAGGCCGGGGCAATCGATGGCCGCGACGTTTTGACACTCGACCTTGACCATATTCCGGCGGGCGGTACGGACGACGTGCTGCGCCGTGTGGACGGTCTTGGCTGCGGGTACTGCATATACTCAACGCGGAAACATTCACCAGGCGCGCCGCGCCTGCGTATTTTATTACCACTCAACCGCACGGTAACGGCGGACGAGTACGAGCCGGCCGCGCGTAAAGCCGCAGAGCTCATCGGAATAGAAATGTGCGATCCGTCTACCTTCGAGGCGTCGCGCCTCATGTACTGGCCGTCCTGCTGCTCCGACAGCCAATACGTCTATACCTACGGCGACAGGCCCTTCCTCAGCGCCGACGGCATGCTGGCGCTCTACGCGCAGGCCGGACAGGACTGGCACGACGTCAATGTGTGGCCGCAGGTGCCCGGCGTCACAGATAACCATAAGCGCCTTGCTGCAAAGCAGGGCGACCCTGCACAAAAGCGCGGTGTTGTCGGTGCGTTCTGCCGGACGTATAACATTTACGCCGCTATGGATAAATTCTTAGCCGGTATTTATGTGCCCGTTGACAACATGGACGACCGGTATACATACGCTGCAGGCAGCACGACCGGCGGTGCTGTTGTTTATGATAACGGCACATTTTTATACAGCCACCATGCGACCGACCCGTGCAGCGGGCGGCTTGTAAACAGTTTCGACCTTGTGCGGCTTCACATGTTCGGTGACAAGGACGACGTGGCGGAACCCGGTACGCCTACTAACCGCCTGCCGTCATACACTGAAATGTGCAAATTAGCCGTTGCAGATACAGACGTTGCCGCGCTCATAAACAAAGAACGGTATGAGGACGCGACGAAAGATTTTAAAGGCGTTCCCGCTGCAAACACAGACGAACCGGCTAACTGGATGGATAAATTACAGGTCAATGATAAAACCGGAGAACCAATTAAAACAATAGATAATATTTGGATTATCCTTGAAAACGACCCGCTTTTAAAAGGGCGGATTGCCCTCGATGATTTTGCCCACCGCGGTTATGTCCTTGGCAAACTACCGTGGGACAAACGCGAAGGCCGGAGGGTTTGGGAAGACTCCGACGACGACGGGGCTTACTGGTGGATGGAGCGAACCTATAACATATCAACAAACCCTAAAGTAGACAGCGCCTTGTCCCTATGCGGCAAGAACCATGCGTTTAATGAGGTAAAAGATTATCTTACAGGACTTTCATGGGACGGCGTACCTCGTCTTGATACCCTGCTTATAGATTACCTCGGCGCTGCCGATACGCCCTACACCCGCACAGTAACCCGCAAAGCATTTACGGCTGCCGTCGCACGCATTATGACACCGGGATGTAAATATGATACTATGCCGATTCTCACCGGGCCGCAGGGAATCGGCAAGTCCACACTTTTTAGTAAAATGGGGCGTTCATGGTACAGCGACGGAATGAAAACATTTGACGGAAAGGAAGCCTGCGAATTTATTCAGGGTCTTTGGATCGCTGAAATTGGGGAATTGGAGGCATTTAATAAATCGGAGGTTGATCGGATTAAACAGTTTCTAAGCCAACGGATTGACCGCTTCCGTGCGGCTTATGGCAAACGCGTTCAAGATTGCCCACGGTGCTGTGTGTTTTTTGGAACGTCAAACAAGGCTGAATATTTGCGGGATAAAACGGGAAACCGCCGGTTTTGGCCGATTGACGTCGGGGTCCAGGATACCACGAAAAATGTATTTACCGACTTAGATGATAGTGTGGATCAGCTATGGGCCGAAGCTGCCATGCGCTGGCGGCTTGGGGAGCCTTTATATTTACCAGCGGGGCTTGAAAAAGCCGCGCGCGAAGAACAAGAAGTGCATAGGGAGTATTCCCCGCGTGAAGGAATTATCCGGGATTTTGTTGAACAGGAAATCCCCATAGATTGGAGTAGCTGGGATTTGGAGCGCCGCCGAATGTTTTGGAACAGTAACGGTTTAGCAGATAAAGATAAGATTCCGCTGATAAAAAGGGATCGTGTATGTGCCCTTGAAATATGGTGCGAAGCTCTTGAAGGTAACCCGCGTTACATGCGGTATCAGGATACACAGGAAATCAATGGTATATTGTCAATGCTTAACGGATGGAAAAAGATGAAAAATCCCGCGCGTTTTGGGTACTGTAAGTTTCAGCGTGGGTTTGAAAAGAAAAAGGAATAGCTTGTTTACATCTTAATGTAACATCATGTAAACATGTAAGCAAAGAAACGTTACATTGTTTACAACCGTTATATTCAAATGTAAACACCTAAAACCGCATGAAGACTAAAAAAATTGATTATGTTACATTGTTTACATCTTTTCTATAGAGTAGTTATAAATAGGTAATTAGAGAGTACATACGCCCGCCTAATATGCCTAACCCGCCTATATGCACACAATGTACGTGCGTGCGCGCAGGTGTACGCGCGACATATATAATGTATAATGCAAAAAAATTAATTGTTTTAAAGGAATGATAATAAATGCGAGAGAGCACTATTGAAGCATATCTCCGCGGCAGGGTAAAAGGGATTGGAGGCAAAGCGTACAAGTTTGTAAGCCCTGGCAATGACGGCGTCCCCGATAGATTGGTTTGCTTACCCGGCGGCCAGGCAATATTTGTAGAACTGAAAGCGCCGGGGAAAAAACCGACAAAGCTACAACTAATACAACAAGAAAAATTAAGGTCTTTGGGATTTGTTGTTGAGGTAATTGACAGTAAAAAACTTGTAGATGAATTTATAAGCCGTGTTTTAAAAAGCGAAAGGAAGTGGTGTCGGAATGAAGTTCATACCGCATGAATATCAAGCCTATTGCATTGACCGTATCATCAATATGCCAGTATGGGGCCCGGGGCTTGGCCTTTATCTTGATATGGGGCTTGGTAAGACAGTTATTGTTTTAACAGCCGTGAATGATATGATATATAACCGCTTTGCCGCACGCCGAGTGCTTGTGATAGCGCCGAAAAAAGTCGCAGAGGCAACGTGGACGACGGAAGCACAAAAATGGGACCATCTGAAGCTTTTGCGTATTATCCCGGTTTTAGGTTCAGCGCAAAAGCGTATAAGGGCTTTAAATACGCCGGCCGACGTTTATGTTATAAACCGTGAAAATACGCAGTGGCTTGTAGATTATTACCGTAATTCATGGCCGTTCGACATGGTAGTGCTTGACGAAAGCAGCAGCTTTAAAAACCACCAGGCGAAGCGTTTTAAATCCCTTACATGGGTTAGAAATAAAATTTCACGTATTGTGGAACTGACCGGCACACCGGCGCCGAATGGGCTTATTGATTTATGGGCGCAGATATATTTACTTGACAGTGGGGAGCGCTTAGGAAAAACGATAGGCGGGTTCAGGCAAAGGTATTTCAATCCCGACAAGCGCAATGCGCAGCAGGTTTTTACATACAAGCCGAAGGACGGTGCCGGAGGTACGATACAAAGTAAAATTTCAGATATCTGCATAAGCATGAAAGCGTCGGATTACCTTGAACTTCCCGAATGTATTTACGACGATATTCCGGTGCAGCTTAACAGCAGGGCAGCGGCGGCATACAAAAAGCTTGAACGCGATATGCTTTTGGAAATAGACGAAAACGAGATAACAGCTACAACGGCGGCGGCCCTCGGCAATAAGCTTTTACAGCTTGGCAACGGCGCGGTATACGGCGAAAACAAACAGATAATCGAGATACACCAGTGCAAAATAGAAGCGTTCCTTGAAACTGTGGAAGCCTTGCAGGGGCAGCCGGTGCTTGTAGGGTATAATTTCCAGCATGACAGGGACAGGCTGTTAAAGGCATTAGCAAAAAGCGGTTTAAGGGTCCGGGTATATAGGATGCCGCAGGACGGTGTCGACTGGAACAACCACAAAATTGATGTTTTGCTTGCACACCCAGCGGCAACGGCTTACGGGCTTAACCTGCAGGAAGGCGGCAGCCACGTAATATGGTTCGGGCTTAACTGGAGCCTTGAGCTATATGAGCAGTTCAATAAACGTCTTCACCGGCAAGGGCAGAAAAACCGGGTGTTTATACATAACCTGATTGTTAAGGGCAGCATGGATGAAGACGTTATCAGTGCTTTGCAAGGCAAGGATACGGCGCAGGAAAGCCTTTTAAGGGCTTTGCGTGTACGGATTGAAAAGGTGAAAGGAGAATAAAGTAATGTCTGAAAAACAAACAGGCGCAAAAGAATTTTTGCAGCGGTACCAAAAAGTGAACAAAGCATACAACCGTAAGTTTGACGAGATAGCGGAATTAAGGGCACTGCTTACCGGTACAACGCAGGACGCGTCGTCCGAGCATGTGCAAAGCACAAAAGACCCGGATAAATTTACGGATATAATTTTTAAAATCGATGAAAAAGAGCACCAAGCGGATAAGCTTGTAGACAAGCTGTGCGACATTGGCGGGCAGGTGCAGCGTGCTATAGCGCATGTGGGTAATAAGCAAGCGCGTGAGGTCTTAACGCTGAGGTACATAGCAGATTGCAGTTTTGAGGTAATCGCCGTAAAAATGGGTATTGTATATTCGTGGGCAATAAATTTACACGGGTTTGGTTTAAAAGATGTTGAAAACTTTATAAAAAGCCCTTGACAAGTACTACTAAAATGCTATAATGATATCGTGGTAGATTGTAAAGGACAGCTATTAGTGGCTGCCCTTTTTGTTTGCCTAAAACCGATTACAAGTCAGGTTCCTCCTTCATTTTTTATAGCCGTCCTGTTTGGCAGCAGGGCGGCAGATATGTCACCGGGCACGGATAAATAAGGGGCCAAGCAGGGCAGACCTGCAGGTGGTACAAAGCGGGAACGTTCTTCTTGATTCATAACACCGCGCAAAGCTAACATGAATCGGCGTTTGATTGCTTATCGATAAAGCAATCCGTCTGTATCGACGACCCGTACACTGTCCGGCAAGACAGTATAACTTATGCTTGACAGCCGGGAACAGACCAGCAATTTTAAATTATTATAGGGGCAGCCTTAACCGGCGTCCTTTTTCATACCCATTTTCGGAGGTGAGCGGCAGTGTGCGGCAACTGCATATGGTGCCAATATAAACGTACCGGTGCGTGGGTGTGTATGCTGCCGAGGTGCCCGTATCAAGCAAAATCCCCGCCTTCATCAGACGGGGATTCGCTTACCGGTCAACAACGTGCAGCCGCTGTTTTAAACCATCTTGCAAAACCTGAGAAAAATTAACCCCCGACTTTTCGGCTAGGTCATTCAGCCAACTGGGGACTGTAACATTTTTTCGGATGGTCCGCATATCATTTGCGCGGCGGTAAGCGTCAAAGTCAATATCGACCAAAGTTACAATTTCTTCGGGCTTATGATTTACATTAGCAGTTGACGGTTCAGGTATTTTCCGACCGGCGTCTTGTTCTGTAATCCCCCATAGGCCGATTGCGTCACGAGCCATGTCAATCGCTTCAGCAATATCGTGACCCTGAGTATTAATTTCAAGGTCGGGAACAAATACCACGTATCCAATTTTCGCAGGGGCGAGGATAATGGGATAAACCTTTTTCATAATTAAGCACCTCCGTATATTTTAACCGCGGCGGCGGGCTTTATTTCAAGCCCTGCCGTTTGATGATTGCCTTTGCTAAATCTTCGTCGATTTCACTGTGGCGGGGAACCGGCTCACTTTTCTTTCCATTTGTGTATACGTCGTGGTTAGTTCCGTGCCTTGCCATCCACCAACCGTTATGCTCAAATCTTTTTATCAAATCCCTGTGTTTCATATCCTCACCCCATAATTATATTATACACACTCAATACGCATAAGTCAAGAGCCTTTGAAAAATATATACGCATTTCGTACGCATAAGAGGTAGCGCAATGTCACGCCAATATAAAACCTATACGCCGTCCGAACTCATGGTATGGATACCGGCGCTTATCGCGTCGGATAATCTCCACGCGTTTTATATTTCTAAAGCCTGGTTGCATCTTCGGGCCGAGGTCTTGCGGGAGCAGCACGGAGAGTGTCAACTGTGTAAAGCTAAGGGCTTATACGTTTCGGCAACGACTGTGCACCACATCAAGACCGTAAGGCAAGCACCGTGGCTGGCACTGACAAAGGGTAATTTAATTGCGGTATGCGACGAGTGCCATTACAATATTCATCATAAGCAAAAATCTAAGTGGAACGACGAGAGGTGGTAGCAATGGGGCTGAGCAGATTAAGCAGACGGTGCCGCGAGTGTCGGTATGCAGGAACGTGCCAGCACAAGCAGATGGAGGCCAATGCCTTTATGGCACAGGCGAGCGCGCCACTTACTGGGCCTACCGTTATGCCTGCACTGGCAAAGCATGATTACCGTGATGTTAAGATTGCGGAGAATACGACTGTCACCATTGACCTTGAGGAACTGAAAGAGAATATGCGGAAGCAGATTTATGGCGGGGCGTTTGACGTTTTTCAGAGCGGAACGTGACACCACCCCCGGGTCAAAAATCCGAAAAGCGGTCGACGGTGGGGAGAACGGGCAACAGGCTCGACTGTTCCGATTCCTCGCGTGCACGTAGAAAAAATTGAGTGAAAAGAGGCGGTAAATATGGCGAAAGCAAAAGAAGTAAAAGAATCTCTTATTGAGCAGCTTCAAGCGAAGGGCGCGGATGTCACACTTTACCGCGCTCTGATTGATGATTATATGTGGTTTTACCAACAGTTCCACCAGATGCAGGCTGATATCCAAAAGCGTGGCCGCACCTACACGACGGTTTCCGCTGCCGGTAAGGATTATGAGAAGAATAATCCGTCAGTGGAAGAAGCACTGAAATACAGCAAGCAGATGGTTGCTATTTTGGCGGCGCTCGGACTCAGCACGGAAACAGTTATGCCTCCGGCTGACAGCAAGAACGCTAAACAGGACGATGATGAACGTGATTTGTAAAGAAGTCGCCGATTATACCGCACAGGTTCGCCATGGTGCTGTCCCTGTCTGCAAAGACCAGCTCCGGCTATGTGAATACATCGAGAAATGTTTTGCAACAGAAGATATCCATATTGACGAGAGGCAGCTTGCGCGGTATCTCGACAAGCAGAAGTTTTTCCCGTTTCGGCTGCTGCCGTGGGAAAAATTCGTTTTTGCGCTTCACAACTGTACATATCGGGCCGACGGATTACTCCGCTGGCCTATTCTTTTTATCATGGTTGGCCGGGGAGCAGGGAAGAACGGATATCTGTCTTTCGAGGCGTTTAACTGGATTACGCCGATTAATGGTGTTAAAAACTACGACGTCGATATTTTCGCTACGGCTGAGGACCAGGCAAAGACCAGCTTTGAAGATGTGTATAACGTGCTGGAAGATAATAGCGCAAAGCTCGGCCGCTTTTTTACTTGGAATAAGGAAGTCATTACAAACCTCGCAACGGGCTCTCGAATCCGTTTCCGAACTTCCGGGGTAAAAACCAAAGACGGTGGCCGGCCGGGTGCCGTTGTATTTGATGAATTCCACGCCTACGAAAATTACAAAATGGTTGACGTTGCCCGCACTGGCCTCGGGAAGAAAGCTTTTCCCCGCCAGACTATCATCACAACGGACGGATATGTTCGTGGCGGCCCATTGGACGATATTAAAGCACAAGCCAACCAAATTTTAAACGGCGGTATGGACGACAAAGGAATGCTGCCGTTCATCTGCCGGCTGGACGACCTGGCGGAAGTTGACAACCCTAAGATGTGGTATAAGGCGAACCCGTCACTACAATATTTCCCTGTGCTCCGGCAAGAGCTTGAGCAGGAATATGGGAATTATCAAAGCAATCCGTCCGGCAATTCCTCGTTCGTTGTAAAACGCATGAACCTCCCGAAAACTTTTGACGATGAAAGCGTGACGGACTGGAACAACATCCTCGCGGCAAAAGGGCCACTGCCGGATTTGGAATGGTGCGATTGCGTTGCGGGCATCGACTATATGAAAACAACAGACTTTTTAAGCGCCGGGCTCTTGTTTAAGTACAAGGGCTTTTATTGTTGGATGCAGCACAGCTGGGTATGCCGGGCAAGTATTGATTTGCCGCGGATAAAAGCTCCACTCGACGACTGGGAGGAAAAAGGTTATTTGACGTTCTGCGATGGCCCGGAAATTTCTCCGGATGTTCCCGCCGCGTGGCTTGCGGACAAGGCAAAGGAATATAACATTACTTTGCTCGGCCTTGATAATTTTCGGTATACGCTATTGACACGGGCACTGCGCGAAGCTGGCTTTGATACCGACAAAGGCGGCGCAAATAATATCATGCTGACGAAACGTGTCACAGAAAACCGCTATGTGCCGGTTATTACGTCATTATTCAACACGCACCGGATTATTTGGGGCGACGACCCAATGATGCCATGGTACACAAATAATGCTTGCATTATCACAAAAGACGGAAACCAGTATTACGGCAAAAAAGAGGAAAAGTCCCGTAAAACGGACGGGTTTACAGCAATGGTGGCTGCAATATGTGCGAGCGAAAACCTTGCCGACAGCGGCGAGGAGAGCAGCATTTCAGGCTTCAAAGTCTATTCGTATTGAGGTGATGACGATTGAAAATTATTGATTTCTTTCGGGACATTTTTCAGCCCGGTAAAACATACAAGCTGAATCAGCGTTTGGGAGACAATGCAAAGCTGCAGTTGGACATCGAAGACTTCGCCATCCAGATGGCCATTAATATGCTGGCCGGGTTAATCGCAAAGTGCGAAATTAAGACCTATGTCGAAGGCAAAGAAGTTAAAGGCGATGAATATTACCTTTGGAATGTGGAACCGAACGCTAATCAGAATAGCAGCCAGTTCCTGCAGCAGCTTGTTTCAAAGCTTCTCCATGATAATGAAGCGCTTGTCGTGGAAGCCGGCGGGCAGCTGCTTATTGCCGACAGTTTTACCGCTGCGGGGTATGCACTGTTTCCGGCAACATTCTCTGGCGTAACGGTGACGACGTTTGATGATAGTTTTACGTTTGATAAGACATTCAGTATGTCCGATGTCCTCTATTTTCGGCTGAACAGCCGGAATATCCGGGCACTGCTGTCTAACGTTATGTCCGGGTATAACAAGCTTCTCTCTATGGCAATGGGCAAGTATAAACGTGCGGGCGGCAGGAAAGGCATTGCGAAGCTCAATAAAGCGGCAACCGGAGACGAAAAGTCAAAAGAGCAGACGAATGATTTGTTTACAAAGGGCTTTAAAAAATATTTTGAATCCGAAAATGCGGTTGTTGCGCTGCCAAATGGCATCGACTATCAGGAAATTACCGGCGAGGGTAGTAAAAAATCCACGTCAGAAGTCAACGACATCACCAATATCACAAAAGAAGCGTTCGCCCGTGTTGCACAGGCGTTCCGGATTCCCCCCGCATTGCTGCAGGGGGATATTGCTGACGTCAGCAAAGTTATGGATGAATTGTTGACAGTATGCATCGACCCGTTGATTGATTTGTTGCAGGCCGAAATTAACCGGAAACGATACGGCAAAAAAAACTACCTCGTGGAAACGTATTTAAGATTTGACACCACGTGCATAAAGCACATTGATATATTTGATGTTGCGACGTCGGCGGACAAGCTGATATCCGACGGACTTTACAACACCGACGAGCTGCGCCAAAAGCTCGGCGACGCGCCGCTTAATACGTGGTGGAGTAAGCAATTTGTACGCACAAAAAATTATGCGCCGGTCGATGAACCGGCGGATGGAGGTGATACAGGATGAAAAAATATTACTCCTTGGAAACAAACGAACAAACGAGAACGGCAGAACTCTATATTTTTGGTGACATTGTGGATGCCACCGAAACAGGCTTTACCGATTGGCTCGGCCTGGACGTTGGCGAAACGTCCAGTCTCTCCATTGTGAAAGACATTCAGGCACTGGATGTGGATACCATCAATGTCCACATCAACAGCATGGGCGGCTATGTGAACGAGGGCCTTGCAATATACAACGTGCTGAAAAACGGCAAAGCGACCGTCAACACCATTGTGGACGGCTTTGCCTGTTCTGCGGCGTCCATTATATTCATGGCCGGTGACACTCGTACCATGAACGCGGCGTCCGTGTTGATGATCCACAATGCGTGGATGCAACCAGATGCTGGCAACAGCGCGCAGCTCCGGCAGCAGGCCGACCAGCTCGACCAAATATCCAAGGCTGCGGGAAACGCCTACATGGAGCACGTAAACATTACACGCGGCCAGCTCGACGCAATGCTCGACGGTGAGAACCACGAGGGCACTTGGATTCTGCCGGATGAGGCTGTCAAAATGGGTTTTGCCACCAGTATTGCGAGTACTACACAGAGCAGCACGGCGCAACAGAGCGCCATGCGTCAGGTATTACAGAAGGTTACGGCAAAGTCGCAGGCTAAAAGTCCAGACGCGGTTACGGTGGCGCTGAATCTTGATACCAAAGATTTTTATGCCGAGCTTGAAAAAGCCAAAACTGCTGCAAAGCAGACGGCAGAAGAAATCAGCAAATTGTCAAAACAACATGAGCCGGAGCAGACAAATGCTTCTCGACTCAAAATATTATTTGGAGGCAAAAAAAATGAAATCTAAAGATGTAATTAAGCAAGAACTCAACAGCAGTCTTTCAACCGCCATGCAGAGCAATGACCCGGAGGCGGTTACAAACGCGTTTGCGGATTTTGCTGTTCAGCTGCAGGATGGCATTGTAAACGATTATAAGGAGTTTCAGCAGACACAGGACACAAAAATCCTTGAGCGCCGTGGAATTCGCGTTTTGACATCAGCAGAAAAAAACTATTACGGGTCTGTGATGACGGCTATAAAAGATAATTACGACCGTCCGCAGATGTCATTTACCGGCCTTGACACAACTACCCTGCCGACAACTGTTATTGACAGTGTACTGTCCGATATTCAGTCGTCTTTCCCGTTACTCTCTGTGATTAATTTCCAGAATACAAGCGCGGTCACAAAGATGATTGTAAATAAACAGGGTATGCAGCTTGCGACGTGGGGCGCTCTCAATAGCGCAATATCAACAGAATTGTCCGGCGCGATTGCCGCGGTCGATATTACTCTAAACAAACTTACCGCATATATGGCGGTATCCCGTGATATGCTCGACGTCGGCCCTGAATGGATGGACGCGTATGTGCGCGCGGTGTTATCGGAAGCTCTCGGTTATGCTCTGTGCCAGGGAATTGTCGCCGGTACTGGTAAAGGCCAGCCTATCGGCATGATTAAAGACCTTGACGGGTCTATTAGTGAGGGCGTATATCCCGACAAAACCGCGACTACCATTACGGCACTCGATGTTAAGACGCTCGGTACAATAGCCTCGACGCTTGCAACAGGTCCTAACGGGCGTATGCGCCCGGTATCGTCTATTCTCATGGTTGTAAACCCTGTGGACTACTTTACGCTTGTACTGCCCGCAATGACCTATCTTACGAATGCCGGGAGCTATGTAAGCAACGTACTCCCTTACCCGTCGCGTGTTATTCAAGACCTTAACGTCCCGTCGGGCAAGGCCGTTTTTGGACTCGCCGATAAATATTTTATGGGCGTCGGCGTCGGGGGTAACGGCGGCCGTATAGAGTATTCGGACGAGTTTAAATTCCTCGACGACTTGCGCACCTACAAAATTAAGATGTACGGCAACGGCATGGCACTTGACAACAATGCGTTTGTGTACACGGACATTTCCGGGCTCACTCCGCTTAAACATCAGGTATTCGTTGTCAACCCGACCACAAGCCCGGTCAACACCAAAGCCGTTGAATAAAGAGGTGGATACCTATGGCTGACCTGCCTAACGGGTTGCTCGATACAGTAAAAGCATATCTAAAAATCACGTGGCAGGACGATGCCACGGACGCCGAAATTACAGGATATATTAATCGAGGGATGGCGCGCTTGCAGCAGATTGCAGGCGCACCACTTGATTTTACAGCAGAGGAACAGCCCCGCGCATTGTTGCTCGATTATTGCAGATACGCGCGCAGCCAAGCATTAGAAGTATTCGGGCACAATTTTGAGTCGGATTTGCTTGAATTGCATTTGACTGCACAGGCATCGATTATCGACAGTCTAACAATAATTGCAAAGGCGGATAGCCCTGGGGAATATAATTTAACGGTTGCGCCAGCGGCCGATAAAGGCAATAACTATGTGTATAAGGTGGGCAACAACTTACCCGCTCGTTTAGAGGTATGCCCGCCCGGTAACGTATGGACGGCATGGGATGGCATTTCGCCTATTGTCGCCGATTCCGGCGACGAAATTTTAATAGTCGAGATAAATACCGATTACGGTGCGGAACGTGCAGGGGTGGTAATGGTATGAAAATAGAGACGCCAACCGAATTTCTGACGTTCAACGACGGCTCCTGTGACATCTACTCTGTTTCCGGAAACAAACCGAAAGACAAACTGCTGACGCTTAGTTATGGGAATCGGACAGTCGGTATGAAGCGTTTTTACGCTGCCCGTGCGGCCAGTACCGAAATTAACCGGCTAATCCAAATTCCGCTGCGGGGAGATGTCACAGCGGAAAACCGAGCCGTTATTGAAAAAGTAATCTATAAAATCGAGCAGGCGCAATATCTCTACGACACAAACCCGCCCGTCACAGTGCTAACATTAAGAAAAATCGGGGTGGCGACATGAGCGATACGGTATCAGTTGACGGCCTTGCGGGCGCAATTTCCAACACTCTGCAGCAGTATTCCGATGCTGTAATTGACGGCGTTAAAAAGGCCGAGGATATTACGGCAAAAGAATGCAAAGAAAGTCTTGAGGCTGACAGTCCGGTCGGTGCAACCGGAAAGTATAAAAAGGGCTGGAAAGTTACGGTTACGGCTGATACGCCGCTTGAGAAACACACGGTTATTCATAATAAGGAATACCGTTTGACACATTTACTTGAAAACGGCCATGCCACGCGAAACGGCGGCCGGACAAAGGCACAGCCACACATCAAGCCGAACGAAGAAAAGGCGAACGCGGCATTTGAGAAGCGAGTTAAAGAGGTGATCCGCAACGGACATTAAATCATGGCTGGAACAGTCAGGAGAACCCGTTTCTGAAACATGTTTTCCGCCGGGTGACGCTCCCGGCTTGCCATATATCTATTTCCGGGACGATGCGGACCGTGGTGGCGCGGATATGAAGAATACCCTCACGACGCACAGCCTGACCGTTGAGCGATATTCCGAAACAGCTAAAAGCAATGATAAATTGGAATCGCTTTTTGATGCGGCTGGTCTTGCATTTTCGCGCGAACAGCTGTGGCTTCCGGACCCGGATGATATGTACGAAACTATTTACACAATTAAGACTCCTATTTTTGAAAGGACTGATATTTGATGGCGGATAAGATTATTCAAATTCCGGTTGGCAGTGCCTATATTTACGCTGTGGCCTTTACCGGCGCCGTCCCTGCCGACGCTGCGATTGAGACGGACGATAACCGTCTCGGCTACGTCGAAAAGGGCGCTACGGTGCAGTACAAGCCCACTAGTAAGACATTCAAAGACGATTACGGAACGCTTAGCCGTACAGTAATCACGGAAGAACAGGTTACGCTGAAAGCGTCGCTGATTGCCTGGTCTTCCGCAAACCTCGATGTGTTTTGCGCTTCCGGACGGATTACAGAGACCGCTGGGCGTCGGACGGTAAAAATCGGCGGCCTGAAATATGCATCTAACAAACTGTGGCTGTTCCGTTTAGTACATCCGGATGACAAATACGGAGACGTCCGCATTACCGTTGTTGGTACAGCAACGGGTGGCTTCACGCTGACCTACAAACAGGACGACGCCGGAAACCTTGACCTCGAAGCGACTGCACAGCCGAGTGACAGCGACGGCACACTGATTATCTATGACGAGGAAGTTCTCGGCGACACGGTGAAAGCATCCGGGCTGACGGTATCTTCCATCGCCGGCAGCACAACGGGGACGACAAAGCTGACGGTCACACCGGAACCGGCATCCGGGAATAGCTACAGGTGCTCCACGGGTGCGAAGACGCCAGCTGTTGGCGCTACATTGACCGGCTGGGCTGAATGGGACGGTACGTCCGACATTAAGGCGGCTACTGGTGATATTTTGACCGTTGCCGAGGTTGATGACGCAGGCGCAGCAGTCAAGGCTGGCATCTGCGCAGTGACAGCGAAAGCGTAAGGTGGTATGAATGTTTGATGTTTCGCAGATTGCAAAAAGGTATTTTGACATCCGGCTGACCGTCGAGGACGACGAGGGGATGCACAAATTAGAGTTACAGCTGGAGCCGCCCACTGTAAAGCAGCTCGGCAAACTTACCGCTGTCGCAAAAGCGTCTGAGGAGGACGCCGTTGCAGAGCTTAAAGAAGCTGTGCGCTCTATATTGAGCAAAAATAAAGCCGGATATATTGTCCCCAATGAGTATGTCGATAATTTAGACATTGACCAGCTTACAGGTATCCTCATGGCCTATATGGCATGGGTCGGGAAGGAAAAGCAGAAAAAAAACTGACAGTCCCCTCGTGCCCGGAAGGCGGAAAAAACGAGGGGCATTATACAGCTATAACAGGCAACGATAAAATTGTTGCCGATTATGCTGGAATCAGTATTTTTGAAGTACAGAATCTTGACGTTTTTTCCTATTGGTTCCTGCTTCGCGAGGCCGTGATATTCGCTTGCCAGCAAACCGAGGGAGGCCGGGATTATTTGGAACGCTGCTGGGCCGCAGAGCAGACGGAACCGGACAGAAAAATGCTGCGGCAATATTTTGGAAAGAAGTGATAGTGTAACGGCATTGACACGCACTTTGAATTGTCCTATCATGGAACTAAAATTGAAAGGAGCGTGTTAAATTATGCGTAAATTAGAAGATATTAAGGCAGAGATACAAGCTCTTCCTACTAAGGATATGTGGGGAACAAAAAAGGAAGTTAAGGAATTGTCTAATATTCTTAATGACGATGAGCACATTAAAGCTTTGTGCTCCGGCATTTTGGATGGCAACACGTGGCTTATTGTTTGCACTGAAAAAAGAGTATTATTTCTCGACAAGGGGATGCTATATGGCCTTAAGCAACGGGAAACTCCGATTGAAAAAATTAATTCGATTGAGCAGAAAAAAGGATTGCTATTAGGGGGAGTTGCTATTTGGGATGGTGCCGCAAAAATGGAAATTACGAATATTTCAAAAGAAGCAGTATCGCCATTTGTTGACGCTGTACATCAGCAGATCGAAAGTCACAAGGCGAGCAGCACACAAGCCGGATATGCAAATTCCAGCGCCGCGGATGAATTGATTAAGCTAAAAAGTCTTATGGATTCCGGGGCCTTGAGCAAAGAGGAATTTGAAGCAGAAAAACAAAAGATACTATCAAGGTGATTTTAATATACGACGCTTGAAAAGGAATCGGGTTAATCCGGTTCCTTTTCTTATGCCCATTTTTAGGTGGTGAAAAACATGGCAAACAATATCAAGGGTATCACGGTCGAAATTGGCGGTGATACCGGTCCTCTTTCCTCTGCGCTGAAAGGTGTCAACAAGACGGCTGGGGATTTGCAAAGTGAGCTTCGGGAAGTGAATAGGCAGTTAAAATTTGACCCGGGTAACACTGAACTGCTGACGCAAAAACAGGCTATACTTGCTAAAGAAATTGATACGACAAAAGAAAAGCTCGGGAAACTAAAAGAAACGCAGGGACAGGTAGAGCAGCAATTTCAAAAAGGCGAAATTGGTGAAGAAAAATACAGAGCGTTCCGGCGCGAAGTCGAGAAAACAGAATCTCAACTCAAGGATTTGGAAGAACAGGCCGGGAAAGTAAATGCCGCGCTCAGTAAGGTCTCCACTGCGGCTTCAAAGGTTTCCGATGGCGCGGGGAAAATGGCGACGGCCACAAAGGGCATGTCCACCGCTGCCGCTGGGATATTGGGCGGTGCGGCAGTAGCGGCGGAAAAAGTCGTCAGCGCTTATGCGGGCGCAGAGCAGCTAATAGGTGGTGTCGAAACGCTGTTTAAAGGCGCGGCAGGGACCGTTGAAAAATACGCGGACCAGGCATACAAGACCGCCGGGCTGTCCGCAAACGAATACATGGAGACGGTTACAGGGTTCTCAGCCAGTCTTATCCAGTCTCTTGACGGTGATACCCAAAAAGCGGCGGAATATGCAAACACGGCGATTACTGATATGTCAGATAACGCCAACAAGATGGGCTCGGACATGAGCAGTATTCAGCAAGCTTATCAAGGCTTTGCAAAACAAAATTATACAATGCTGGACAATCTCCATCTCGGTTATGGCGGCACGAAAACCGAGATGGAGCGCCTTTTGGAGGACGCCGGGAAGATTGCCGGCGTGAAATTTAACATCAGCAGTTATTCTGACATTATCCAGGCAATCCACGTTATGCAACAAAACATGGGTATTGCCGGGACCACCGCGAAAGAGGCGGAGGGCACCATCTCCGGCAGCATTGAGGCAGCAAAAAGCTCCGTTACCAACTTAGTTTCCGGTTTAGGGCAGTCCGGGGCGGATGTCAATAAGCTTACAAAAGAGGTTGCAGACTCCGTGACGGTGGCGGTTAAAAATATTATCCCCGTGCTGAAAAGTTTAGTGGATAATCTCCCAAGCGGGGCAAAAATTGCCTTGGGAGTTACGGCAGTAATCGCTGTTGTGTCCCCGATATTATTAATAATTAGTAAAGTGGCGAGTGGAATATCTGCGTTATCTGGCGCATTGGCAATGTCAAAGACGGCAACCCTTGCTCAAACGGCGGCACAATATGGCATGAACGCTGCTCTATTGGCAAACCCTGTTACATGGATAGTAGTGGCTATTGTTGCCGCTGTTGCTCTTCTTGTCGTCGGTATCAAGCATCTGTGGGATACAAACGAGGGTTTCCGCACCGCCGTAACAAATATCTGGAACGGAATCAAGACTGTCATTTCAACTGTTGTAAACGTAATCGTAGGGTTCTTTACAGTAACGATTCCGCAGGCATGGAACAGCCTTGTCACCTTTTTTACGGGTGTTCCGGCATGGTGGTCGAACCTTTGGACACAGGTAGGGGATTTCTTTACGAACCTGTGGAACGGTATTATCTCGTTTTTTACACAGACGATTCCGCAATGGGTGCAAAGCTTCATCCAGTGGATTAACCAGTTGCCGTATAATATCGGCTTAGCTCTTGGTACCATGCTGGCAAGTATCGTAAATTTTGGCGTGAGTGCATGGAGCTGGGTCACCACAAAGCTGCCGCAGATTATAAACGGTATTATCCAGTGGTTCCAGCAGCTTCCCGGCAGGATATGGGCGTTCCTCGTTGACGTTGTAAACAAGATAGGCCTGTGGGGAAACAATATGGTCCAAAAGGCTGCGGTAGAGGTTCCGCGGTTTATAAGCAAAGTAATTTCGTTTATTCAGCAGCTGCCGGGGAAAATATGGACGTTTTTAGTTGATACCGTAAATAAAGTCGTAACTTGGGCGGAAAACCTTGTCACAACGGCGCAGACAGAAATTCCGAAGCTTGTGTCCACGGTCGTGAGCTTTATTGGGGAACTGCCTGGAAAAATGCTTGATATAGGCAAAAACATTGTTACCGGTATCTGGGACGGCATTAACGGCGCTATAGATTGGCTGCATGACAAAATAAAAAGCTTTTGTGATGGCATTGTAGCAGGTTTTAAGAAAAACTTGAAAATTCACTCCCCATCTCAGGTCCTTGCCGATGAAGTCGGTAAATTCATGGCCTTAGGCATCGGGCAAGGATTTACGGACAGTATGAAGCCTGTTACTGCTGCAATGGCCGCTGCTATTCCGACTGATTTTAGCAGCTCGGTTAGGGTGCGTACAGCAATGGCAGCGGCTTACGGAGGATATTCAGCGTCTACAACTACGGCAGGTAGTTCAAGCGGCAGCACATCGGCGCAATCGACGGACGGCAGTACGGGCGGTGTTAAGGTTTACCAGTATTTTCAAGGCGAAACACCATCGGCTGCGGAAACTGCACGACAAACGCGTAACGGCCTGCAGCAGGTCGTAAAAAAGTTGAAAGGGTGAGTACATGAAGCAGGTTGTCTGTGAGAATGAACAGGGCGAAACAATAGAATTTACATACGACGGCGACCCGATACGTTTATCAAGTACAGACGGGCTTTCCAGTGCCGAATACACGGTGAACACTTCGCAGAACAGCGGGCAGGACGGGGAAAATTATAACGGCTCGCAGGCAAATAAGAGGAACCCTGTTATTACCGTTGAGATATTCAGCGACTATCAGGCGCAGCGCGATAAACTATATAGCTTTTTCCAGCCGCGAAGCAAAGGCGCACTTTACGCTTATGATGGCGGCGGCGGACGCAAAGCAAATTATTATGTTGAGAAAATCGATACCGAAGAAACCGGAGTGGTGCGGTCGGCGACTATTTCCCTCATTTGCCCTGACCCAAAGTTTTACGCGCTCGACGACAACCTCACGCAGTTTGCTATTTGGCAAGGCGGTATAAGATTTCCGCTGCAAATTACCGACCCGTTTACGGTGACAAAAAAGGTTAATACCTTGATAGGTAACGTCAATAATCCGTCCGCCGTGCCAATGGGGCTTACGGTAACATTTAGGGCAACAGGTACCGTCACAAACCCGTCGCTGTACGACGTCAACCGTCGCGAGCTAATGCAGATTAACACAACAATGCACGCTGGGGATGTGATTATCATTACCACAGCGGATGGTAATAAGCGCGTCAAACTGATAAGCGGTGGCGCGACAAGTAACATCAATAACCTTATGGCGTATCCCCCTAAGTGGCTTAAAGCATATTAGGGGGATAACTTATATCGGTATGACGCAACAAGCGGGATTGACAACTTGTCCGTGACGATTTTAAGTACACAAGCGTATTGGGGGGCGTGACATGGATTTATATATTTACGACCCGGATATCGAGCTGCAAGGCGTAATTGACGGCTACAGCTCTTTTCGTTGGCGCAGGAAGTTTTTCGAGCCGGGAGAATTTGAATTGCATTGTGCGGCAACGAGTGAAAATCTGTCGCTGCTGGCAGAGGGAAACATTATCCACAGGCTTGACCGCACCGAGGCGGGCATTATCGAGGGCGTCGCTATTGCAACGTCCGATACCAGCGGCGACGAGATAACCGCAACCGGCCGGATGGGATCCTCTATGCTTGACCGGCGTATCATCACGCCGACCATCAATTTTACGGGCAGCGTTGAGGACGCCATGCGCAAAATTGTATCCGACAACGCGATTACTAACCGGCCTATAAACAGGCTTGCCTTAGGCACTGAGGGCGTTTATACACCTACCGCGGCAGGGCAGGTAACGTACAAGACAATATTGTACGCAATCGAGGCACTTGGCAAGGCTGCGTCGCTTGGGTTCCGCGTCCGTTTGGATGTGCCAAACAAGCAGTGGGTATTTGAGGTTTACGACGGCGTTGACCGCAGTGTGACGCAGACAGCACGGCCTTATGTGCTGTTTAGTAGGGAGTACGGCAATATCGACGGCCCAGCATATACGCTTGATACAACAGGCTACGCCAATTACGCTTATGTAGGCGGTGAGGGTGAGGGCAGCGCGCGGACTATTGTACAAGTTGGGCTGCCAAATGTGGACTACGATGTCAACCGCCGCGAACTGTGGGTAGACGCTAAAGACTTACAAAAAGGCGATTTATCCGGCGCTGATTACAAGGCACAATTAATACAGCGCGGCCTTGAAAAGCTGGCCGAAGCGGCGGTGTCGGAGAGCTTCAGCGCGGCCGCCGTCGATACAGGCAATTTTGCGTATCTCACCGATTGGGACTTGGGCGATATCGTATCATTTGAGAATTGGGGATTAAGGCTTGACCAGCGCATTACAGAGGTCGAGGAGGTCGACGAGGGTGGCGTCGTGACGATTACGCCGACGTGTGGCTCACCGCTGCCGGAAACACTGAATTTAGGAGATGACACATAATGGCAGAAACAAGTGGATTTTTCCCGGACGTGTCCGGTGACCGTGAGTACACGTCCGACTGGCTGGCAAAATACATTGCGGCGTTTATCAGCAACGGCGTATATAAGAGCGAGCTTGCGGTGACGGCGGACGGCAGCGCCATGGCGGTTACATTGCCCGCCGGGAGGGCATGGATTAATGGTTATCATTACCGCAACGATGGCGACATGACGCTGGCAATCGATAACGCCGACGGCATATTAAACCGTATTGATATTGTTGTCCTGCGGTGGGATATAAACAATAGGAGCATTACAGCGCAGGTTATTAAGGGCACGCCCGCAAGCTCCGCGGCGGCGCCGGTGATTACCCGCACGGTCGAGCAATATGATTTAAAGCTTGCCGAGATAAGCATACCGACCGGCACGACGGCGATTACGCAGTCGCTTATCACCGACACGCGGCTTGACAGCGACGTCTGCGGCATTGTGCACGCGACAGTAGACCATATAGACACTACGACGTTTTACAATCAGATACAGGACGATTTAGCGCAGTTCCGAGCGACCAACGAGGCCGATTTTACGGCGTGGGTTGAGGGGCTTAAAGATGTGCTGGACGCGGATACCGCGGGCAATCTGCTTAACCTGATTAATACCCACAAATCCGACGCCTCCGCCCACGTAACCGCCCTTACCTGCACTAAGTCCGGCACCGTCTACGTCCTTACCGGCCTTACGGCAACGTCTGGGTTCGTGCCAGTGATGTTTTCGGGGGCGGCAACCTACGCTAATGGCGATACCGTGACGATAGATGGCACGGCCTATACTTTAAAGACAACAAACGGCTCCGCGCTGACTACGGGTGCGTGGATTAAGAACAGCTACGTCGCCGCCATTGCGGACGTAGACAACAAAATACTGTACGTATCGCCCAGTGTGTTAAAAAATCCAATCGCGCTAACTGTATCTGCGGGATATGGCAGCAGCGGCAGCACTGTTTACGACGGCAGTGCGGCTAGAACAGCTAAAGTACCGTATGTTACGTTTCACACGTCGTCACCCAGTACCGTGGCCAACGGCGAGATATACTGCGTGTATGAGTAGGAGGTGTAATAATGGGTGCAAGTATTTACGATAATGTAGGCGGCGTGACCCGCAAGGGCAAGAAACTATACGCGAAAGTCAACGGGGTTGTGCGTCCGATAAAAGAGGCATGGGTTAAGACGGGCGGGGTTAACAGGTGCGTGTATAAGGCACTGCCGACAGCTACATACCGAGTAACATATAGTGACAATGGCTGGTATGATTTAAACGCATATACAGTAAGTGGTAAAAATCATATAAATTGTTCTCAGGCGCTTAACAACGCTAGAGCACGTTTTTACTCTGCTTTTAGTGATGGGATTACCATTTTAAAAATAACACTTTATGTAGAGATAATTAATTCAGGGACAATGACATATGATGGCGATTCAGTGATTTTTGTACAGGTGTATGCAGGCGAAATATTCCAAAAACCGGAAATTATTGTATGGTCATATAATCATAGATGTGATGGCATAAAAAGCGCTGAATACGATTTTGGCTCAGGTATATATTTGAGCCAATCCGATGAATTTCAAATATACGTCGGCTTTGGCGCGCAACTATATTATAGTGATAAATCACAGCCGCTCGAAATTAACACTTGGGCAGACATAACAACCACAGAATATGGTACTTTTAGAGTTCCAATGATTTAGGAGGTAAATTATGCAAATCGAGTTTAATGACGGCACAGCGCTTGACGTTTTGTCCGTCAGCGGTAAATCTACATACCATCAGGGCGCACAGCGCGACGCGCTGGAAATACAGATAGCTAAGTCAACTACAACATTTGACGCGCTGGACACTTTAACCGGCAGCTCAAGCAATACCGGCAAACTAACAGTCATAGACGGCGACAAGCAGTATGAGTACGACAACTACAGTATACGTACAGAGTTTGCCTTAAAGCCGGTTACAATAACCGAGGCGACGCCTACAACGGCGGCGGTAACGGAGGACAGGCTTTGTGTCACGCTGGCACAGCTTACATATGCGGAGCTACAAATAGCGGAGCTGCAAAGCACGGTAAACGCGCTGACATTATCACAACTGGAGGTATCATAATGTATTACACACTTTTAAGGCTCTATAACGGCGGCAAGGGCAAGCTCACGGAGGCAGGGCTTAAAAAGGCCGTAACGCTCGGCTGGATTACAGCTGCAGAGTACAAGCAGATAACCGGCGGGGATTACAGCGCATAA